ATCCTATGCGGCTCAGGACGTGGGTAAACACGACTTTGGGCGAGACGTGGGAAGAGCAGGGCGAGATGCTTGACGAATATGATCTGATTGATCGGGCAGAGGATTGGGGTGATGAATTGCCAGAAGGCGTCCTGATGCTGACTGCTGGGGTGGATGTTCAAGATGATCGACTGGAATATGAGATAGTCGGCTGGGGTCGTGGAGAAGAAAGTTGGTCAATCGACTATAATATCTTATATGGTGATCCATCATCAGCAGAATTATGGATTGATCTGGATAGGGCTTTGCAGCGTACATACACACATCCGCTATCTGGTGATATGACGCTCAGATCGGCCTGCATCGATAGCGGCGGTCATTACACGCAGCAAGTTTACAATTATGCGCGAAACCGTGCGGGCAAGCGGGTTTTCGCTATCAAGGGCATTGGCGGCGAGGGTAAGCCTGTGATCGGCAGGCCAAGCAAAAATAATATCGGCAAAATCAACCTATTTCCTGTGGGAGTAGATACAGCGAAAGAATTAGTGTATGCTCGCCTAAAGATGACTGAAGAGGGCGCGGGATATTGTCACTTCCCGATTGGACGAAACGAGGAATACTTTAGGATGCTTACCGCAGAAAAAAGGGTGGTTAAGTATTTTAAGGGGCGTCCAAAACGTGAATGGGTGAAGATTAGGCAGCGCAACGAAGCGCTTGACTGTCGGGTTTATGCTACCGCTGCTTTAGCCGTTTTAAATATAAATATGGACGCAGTTGCAAAACAGGCCCAAAATAAGGTACAATCGGACAAACCTCAGCAAGTCAGGCGTCCAGCATTGCCACGCCGCAATTCGTTCGTTCACGGTTATAGGTGATAGATGGCTAATTTATTCGACGCAGCAAATGCACCGACTACTGAACCCGCAGAATTTGTGGTGGGTGATTTCGTTCAATGGAAGCGTACTGATCTTAGTGGCGATTATCCAAATACTGCATATACGGCTACTTACATATCAAGGGATGCGACTGGTGGAAGTCACGAGTTTCAAGTAACTGGAACTGCTAGTGGGGATGATTACTTATTTACCATATTGGGTACAGCTTCCAGCGCTTTTGATGCGGGCCATCATCATTGGCACTTAGAGATAGTTAGAAATAGCGATAGTGAGCGGATAGTTATAGATCAGGGTCATTGGGATCTTAACGAAGATATTGACGTAAATGGTACAGATCCGCGTACATTTGCTGAGATTATGGTTAATAAGATTGAAACCATATTAAAGGGTAAGGCTGACAGCGATGTTGGCAGTTATTCAATCGCTGGCCGCTCATTAACGAAGATGACTTTTGCTGAGTTAGAGGAAGCCAGAGATAAATATATGAGCATCTATAACCGTGAGAAATCAAATGAGGCGGTGAAGAGGGGCAAGCCAAGCCCTAACACGATTAAAGTGAGGTTTAGCTGATGGGTGTACTTGATCTCTTCAAGCGGTCTAAGAAAAAGCCGCAGCGCCGTAATTACCAAGCAGCCGCCAAGGGGCGGCTTTTCGCTGATTTTCACGCATCAAATCGCAGCGCTGACAGTGAAATACGCTGGGCTTTGCGCGATTTGCGCAACCGCAGCCGTGATTTAGAGCGCAATAACGAGTATTTTCGGCGCTATTTGCAGCTTTTGCGGGTAAATGTGGTTGGAGAGAACGGGTTTAACCTACAGATCAGAGGCAGAAACCCAGATAATTCGCTAGATCGCGCTGGAAATAACATAATTGAGGGCGCTTGGCGTGATTTCTCGCGCTTTGGCGGGCCAACCATCGATGGCGGGCTTTCAATGGTGGATTTGTGCAATCACATCATATCTGGCGTTGCGCGTGATGGTGAGGTGTTCCTGAAGGTCGTAAAGGGCAACTATTTGCGTTACGGCATAGGTTTGCAGCTTATTGAGCCTGATTTAGTGGACGAAGAGAAGAATGAGCTTGCGGCAAACGGCAATCAGGTTCGCATGGGCGTTGAGCTTGACAGCAAAACCAAGCGCCCGATTGCGTATTATGTGCTGAATTACCATAAGGGTGATTATGATTACATGACGCCAGCCGCAGAGCGTAAATATACGCGGGTTTCTGCGGATGAAATGATGCACATCTATCGTCCAGAACGCGCAGATCAGACTAGGGGAGTTCCCTGGTCTGTCGCTGCGATTGCGTCATTGAAAATGTTGCATGGCTACCGTGAGGCTGAGTTGATTGCGGCCAGAACTGGTGCAGCTAAGATGGGTTTCTTTACTAGCCCTGCTGGGGATGGTTTTACTGCTGATGGGTTTGATGATGAAGAACAAACTGTTCCAATCTATGACGCTGAAGCTGGTACGTTCCATCAACTGCCTGCTGGCGTTGACTTCACCCCATTTGATCCCACGCATCCAACATCTGCGTTTGCTGACTTTGAGAAGGCAGTTCTGCGAGGCATAGCTGGTGGCTTGGGCGTAAGCTATACATCATTAGCCAACGATCTTGAGGGAACAAGTTATTCGTCCATACGTCAGGGCGCATTGGAAGAGAGGGATTTCTATCGCACGTTGCACAGATTTATGATCGATCACTTCCTTGATCCATTCTACCGCATCTGGCTTGAGCATGTGATGGATCATGGGTTTATACCTATTTCTGGTGAAAATAAGGTGTTTAAGTTCAGTCAGGACGTAACTTGGCGTGGCAGAGGTTTCCAGTGGGTTGACCCGTTGAAGGAGATGAATGCTGCGGTTGTAGGGTTGCAGAACGGTATCCTTAGCCATTCGGATATTGCTGCTACTTATGGGCGTGATGCAGAAGATACGTTTGCTCAGATCGAGCGTGATAAAGAGCTTGCTGAGCAATTTGGCTTATCTATGGCTTATCAGCCGTTTGGCATGAAGCAACCAGTACCGGCAGAGGTGGATGATGTCGAACAAGCCGACTGATGGAATGGTGGAAGAAGCGAAGCGTGGCTTAGAGTGGCGGCGTGAGTTTGGGCGTGGTGGTACTGAAGTTGGCATTGCTCGAGCGCGTGACATATCCAATGGCAAGAATTTGTCAGACGATACAGTCAAGCGCATGTACAGCTTCTTTAGCCGCCATGAGGTGGATAAGAAGGCTGAGGGGTTTCGCGTAGGCGAAAAGGGTTATCCATCAAATGGCCGTATTGCGTGGGCGCTTTGGGGCGGTGATGCTGGTTTTTCGTGGAGCAGACAGATTGCAGAGCGCCTAGATAAGGAAGATCGCGCCCCTGAACTGACTGACGCTGTGAAGGTGGGCTTGGCCAAGAAGGCTAAAGATCACAACGATAAAGTTGGTGACGTTGCGTCTAAGCGCACCAGCACACGCACATTAAGCGCAGTATTTCGTCGCGGCATTGGCGCTTATAAGACTAATCCGCAAAGCGTAAGGCCGAATGTGAAATCACCTGAGCAGTGGGCGTATGCTCGCGTGAACAGTTTCTTATATGCGTTGCGCAATGGCAAATATCGCAGCGGAAAGCATGATACTGACCTTCTGCCAAAGGGTCATCCAATGGCTAACGATGAAAGGGGTAGCGCAGATATGGCAAAAGATGATATTATCGGTCTTGAACTAAAAGGATCAACAGAGATGGAAGAGCGTCACATATTGAACGTGGAAGAGACAGATGATGCTTATACTGTCACTTTTGCAAAGCCTGATCGTGAAGATCAGCCAGAAGAAATGCAGACTACTCAGGAAGATGATGAGCGCATTCAGCATTACGATAATGAAGAGCGCCTTGACCGTGAGAAGATGGAAACTCGCGGCATGTCATTTGACGGTAAAGTTGTTGACGAAGATAAGCGCACTGTGCGGATTGCTGTATCCAGCGAAGAGCCTGTAGAGCGCAGCTTTGGCAATGAAATATTAGATCACGATGAGCGCAGCATTGATCTTAGCTTTGCTAAGTCAGGACGTATGCCGCTTCTCTTGGATCACGATCCACGCCAGCAGATTGGTGTGGTAGAGGACGTAAGCCTTGATGGCTCGGCCCGTAGATTACGGGCGACTGTGCGTTTCGGAAGAAATGGACTTGCCAAAGAGGTTTTCGACGATGTTGTGGATGGTATCAGAAGCAACATCAGCGTTGGCTATCATGTCAACGACATGGAGCGTCAAGATGCGGATAGCTACCGCGTGAAGTCTTGGCTTCCAATGGAAGTATCAGTTGTGAGCATACCCGCAGACAGGACAGTCGGGGTGGGCCGCGCAGCAGAGAAGCCACCCGCAAAACCTATCACTGAAACTCTTATTAGAGAGGAAACTATCATGTCGGAAGAAAACAAGATCGACATCGATGCGGTTAAGGCCGAAGCTACTCGCGCCGCCGCAAAAGATACTGCTGAAATGTATCGCTTGGCTGCAAAGCACAACAAGCGTGATTTGGCAGACAAAGCCGTATCAGAAGGCCGCTCACTCGCAGAATTTCGCGGTGAATTGCTGGACGTAATCGGTAATGCACCATTGGATACGCCAAATGAAATCGGACTTGCCCCGAAAGAGGCCCGTCAGTTCTCATTGCTTCGCGCTATCCGCGCCCATGCAAACCCAACTGATCGCTCTGCACAAAAAGCTGCTGCTTTTGAATTAGAAGCTGCTGCTGCTGCGTCAGACGCGATGGGTGTTGAAGCACAAGGCATTATGATCCCAGCAGATGTATTGCGTAGCTGGAAAGTGCGCGACATGAATACAACTGACGATGCTGGCATCATTGCTGACGATTTCCGTGGCGGCGATTTCATCGACGTATTGCGGAATGCTTCATCAGTCATGCAAGCTGGTGCAACAATGCTGACAGGCTTGTCAGGCAACGTGAAGATCCCAAAGAAAACAGCCGCATCATCTGCTGGTTGGATTTCATCTGAGGGTGGCGCATCTGGCGAAAGCGAGCCTACTGTTGGTCAAGTCACCATGACGCCGAAAGTGCTTGGCGCTCATACAGACATTACACGCCTTATGATGCAGCAATCATCTTTGGATGTTGAAGCATTGGTGCGTAATGATCTGACAGCTTCTATCGCTCTAGCGATTGATCTGGGTGCATTGGCTGGAACAGGATCATCTGGTCAGCCAACTGGTGTAAAGAACACATCAGGCATCAACACACCAACTGACTTTGCAGCAGCTAACCCAACATTTGCTGAAGTTGTGGCGATGGAAACTGCGGTAGCAGAAGATAACGCTCTTGCAGGCAACTTGGCTTACATCCTGCCAGCCAGCATGTACGGTGCATTGAAAACAACTGCAAAAGACGCTGGTTCAGGCCAGTTTGTAGTTGCTCCAGATGGATCAATGAACGGCTACAATGCAATCGTATCAAACCAAGTTACTGCTGGTGATCTGTACTTCGGCAACTTTGCTGACTTGCTGATCGGCATGTATGGCGGTTTGGACATTGTTGTAGATCCATACACTGCGTCTAGCTCAGGCACAGTGCGGATTGTTGCACTGCAAACTGTAGACGTAGCTGTACGTCACGCAGTAAGCTTTGCATTCAACAATGATGGTGCATAAGAGTGCTAACTTGGGAGGGCCACTTGGCCCTCCTTTCCAATAAGGGGCGAAAGATGAAATATATTATCCTGAAATCCTGTGTCGCTGCTGGTCAAGCTAGAAAAGCTGGCGACATAGTTGAGTTAGGCGCAGATGAAGCGAATGCGTTAAAGGGATATGGGCGCATTGATAATGCCCCTGAGCCTAAGCCTGTGAAGGCTCCGACTGATC